AGTTTCACTCCAGTTATCTCCTATCTTGTATTCACCATCCAAAGGACAGTTAAGGTTAAAGTATTCACCAGCTTCGACTATACTCTGCACAGCCAACCTACCGAACATATCAGCTTGGTCTTCTATAACTTCTGTTTGTATCTCATCGTGTATGTTGCCTACAAACTTGTAATCTATATGTGCTGCGTCTGCTTTATCTTTAAGAATCAGTAGTGCTTTTTTCATAACGATTGCACCAGCTGATTGGAATAAAGTATTGAGAGCTGTGTGTGGTTTATCTATTAAGAGTTGTCTTCCGTCGAGTCCTTCGAGTCGACCTGATTGAGACATCTTAGTAATTCGTTTTCGTAAATCTGCAAGTGCTGGCGTATTATCAAGGAAATTTGTCTTAAGTCGTTTACCATCTTCCGCTTCTCCTCCAATGATAGACCCGATTTTTTCGTCACCAGCTCCGTACAGGAAAGCGTATATGAAAGTCTTTGCCTCATCTCTTGATTCAAGTTGTGCAGCCATTTGATTTGCTGTGTGAATGTCCCCATTTAATATCTCCTCTGTATATTTTTTATCGTTCATATAGTGAGCTAGCATCCGTAGTTCTAGTCCGCTAGCATCAACACCTACTAATTTGTAACCTTTCTCTACTTTGAATAACGCTCTGCATTTATCTCCGTATGGGCTGTATACTGCAGGCACTTGAGCTAGATTAGGTTTACTATGTGTCATCCTACCAGTTCTTGCACCGTTGCTGTTGACTGAACCATGTATTCTAGATGTAGTTATTCTTAGTGAATCCATCCAGGAATCAAGTAGACCTAATCGTTTTTGCAGCATTAGGTACTTAGCTATTAGTTGTGCTTCTGGTATGTCTACTTTTTCTAGAATTGTTTCAGATACTATGGGTTGTCCAGTCTCTGTATATTCTAGAGGGTTCCATCCAAAGTGCTGCAAGTATCTGCCTATCTGCTGCCTACTTGCTAGGTTAAACTCTGGATATATTATGTGTCCCCACCCTTTCTCAGGATGTAAGTAAGATTGATTATCTAAGTGGCGTTGGAGAGCAGCCGACACAGAGCCATCTTTCTTATATGGATTCTTAGGAAAAGGTACAGGTTTGAAAGTCGGGAGAGGTTGAAAGACTTCCCTTACTGTATCTTCAGCTTTCATCATTTCATCCTTTAGCTCAGCCATAAGGCTTGTAGCTTTTATGTAGTCGAATCTCCAGCCATTTTCTGTCTGTTGATGTATTACTTTAGCTACTTCATGTTCTATTTCTAGAGCTGTAGGGTGGAGATTTGATTGGAGCATTAGGTCGTAGACTTTGTATGTGACACTTACATCTTGTATGCAATACTCTTTCATAGCATCGCTATACTTTGTGAAGTCTTCAAAGCCTATCTTGTAGTCGCCTAAGTATTCACCCCATGCTTTTAGGTTATGTTTCCTGGAAGGATTATCCAGTCTAGACATGACGAGCGTATCTTCTACAGCTCCCTCCCACTTAAAACCGTATACTAATTTTTCCAATACGGGGATGTCATAACCTATAATGTTGTGACCAACTAGAGTATCGACATGGTTTTCTTTGAGCCAATCACCAAAAGATTCAATCTCCTCAGGCCCAAAGAATCTCTCTATCCATGGCGTTGTGTGTAACTTAGCATAGATACACCATACTCTAGTAGGTTCTAGTCCGTTTGCTTCTATATCAAATACAGCTTTCATTAGTATTCCTCTGGCATCTCTGGTACTTCTACCAATCTACCTGTTTCGTTGCTGTATTGTATGTATCCTGTGATACCAGTCTCACCTGTGTATCTGTTCTTAAGTACTCGAAGCGTTGTTGTGTTTCGTATGAGAGGATGTTCTGATTGTTGGTTACGCTCTAGTGCTATGACTATATTAGATAGCTGAGCAATACCTTGTGAACCTCTCAAGTGTGTTAGTGATATGTTGCCACCTTCTTCATGTGGCTTGCTGCCTGACTGTCTACTGAGGTGGGAGACAACAAACAATCCTATGTTAGTTTCTACTACGACTTCCCGCAGCTGAGTCATAAGAGCATCTATCTCTCTGCGTTCATCACCACCTGCATTACCTGACATAACTAAGTTAAGGTGGTCTAGTACTACCCACTTAATATTCTGTGCCTTAGCCATAAGTCTGATGCGTGAGATAATCTTTTCTGTAGACATATCTTTGCCATCCCATAGCGTAAGTACATCTTCACCATCTCGTATAAATAACTCATCGAATGCTGCGGATGCTTGGTCTTTGTCAGTCATCTGTCTGACTTCGTCTAAGTGGTAGTTGCGGTTGAGGTGTAGACCTACGAGTCCGTCAATGGTTCTTTCTGGTGTTTCCTCTAGATGTATGATGCCTACCTTGTCTTGGGTCTTGGTAAGTAGGTGATACTCTAGTTCTCGTATCATCGATGACTTACCCATACCTGTGCCAGAGGTGATAGTTACCATCTCGCCTTGTCTAAATCCTTTGGTTAATCTGTTAAGACAAATCCAAGGATAAGATTGTGAGACCTGCTTAGGTCTGTCTAACCAATCTTTCTTTAACTTGGTTACGCTGATAACATCACTTGGTGTATAACCTTTAGCTTTCCAGAAGCGTTGCTCTAGGTCTTTGACAAGACCAGCTTGCAGCATATCTGATGCATCTTTGTATCCTTCTGGATATGTCATGACTCTGACTTTCTCTGGTGAGAACATTTCTGTAGCAACTTCTACAGCTTTCCTACCAGCCTCGTCATTGTCAAACGCTAGGACTATCTCATCAAACGAATCAATAAAGTCGTAGCTATCTGCTAAAGATTTCTTTGCCGACTGAGCTCCATTCTTGAGGGAGACAACAGCCCACTTGCCATTGAATACCTCAGCCATGGAAAGACAGTCTATCTCCCCCTCGGTTATGGTTAGGATTTTACCACCCTTGTCCCAGACACACTCACCGAATAGTGTTGTGTCTTTGAATGAACCTTCGATGGTAAAAGATTTGGTGTCACATTCTCTGACTTTGTAAGCACTCAGCCTACAGCCTGTATCATTGAATGGATAGTAGTGATGTGTGATTGCACCCTGGTCGTTCTTCTTGACTCTTACTCTGTATAGCTCGCATATCTTCTGTGAGATTCTACGCTCTGGTATGCTGCTGTACTCTCCCTTCGGTTGCATCTCTTCGTTGACTTTCTTAGGTCTGTATGTATTCATTGATACTATTCTGTCTTTCTTCAAGCTTTCATAGTGACCGCAGCCTGGAGTAAAACAATGTTTATGGTCTTCATATACAGCAAGGTTATCCTTACTACCGCATGAAGGACACGGTTCTTTTCTTATGTATGCCATAATCCTCTCCTATTTAATGGTGACTGAATTGCATAGAGCTGGCTCAGTCAGACCAGCAGATACAGCATGAAAACATTAGAGCTGTTCTATTGGGAGCTGGCTGAGTAGCAGGTTACAGCTTCCCTGGAGACTACAAATGTCATAGTCGCTACGCTTACCACTACACCGCTTATGATGGGCTAGTGCAGCAGTCGTCATGCATAACATGCATAACTTAAAATGGAGTTTGGTCCTCAAAGAACTCATCATCCGTAGCACCAAATGTTTCTTCTCCTAACTCTTTGATTAGGATACGCTTGACATAAGGTACATTACCTGCAGTCTGGTGCGGTCGTATGGTGTACTCTAGTTTTACTTTAGACCCAGATGGAATTTCTTTATTCCAAATCTGTTTGTCTGCTGTGTAAACTGGTACAGCATAACGGGATGTAAACTTTCTTAAAGGTTCACCCTCATACTCTTTGATTTTCATACCATCTTTTGCTAACTCTGCTGCGACCTTTGGGTCGAGTGTAATTTGTACAGCAAACTTACCAGTAGATTGTTCTTGGTATGTTTCGTGTTCGGTCAGATATGACCTAAAGATTGTAGTTCCTTCTACAAACATAGACTTCTCCTATATTTAAAACCCTAGTTTATTGGTTTATATTTTTATAATCACCTCTCGTTCCCCCCACAACTGAGCAGCTTAGGGCTGCAAATCCCATACAAGTTGTGGTTTTTGACGAGGTCAGAAGAGGTGTCCCCGATTACCTTTTGTATGAAAAGATAATGTTCCATTATAACAGTTACTGC